AAGAAATACTAGTTTTCATACGGGCAGATAATCGCATTTCATTAACTGTGTTAAATGAAAATTCCATGTTGTGAACATTTATTAGATTTACCAATTTTTTATAATGCTCTACCTTGTATCTGTATACAAAAGCTACTCTAGAATCTTCAGCATACATAAAATAAGAAGTTAATAGTAAAAGAAATGTTGATATTCCAGCTTGTCTAGGAAGTTTCGGTATTTCAATTACAGGATTTGGATCATAATAAATCTTATCTAAAATTTCTTTTATCTCAAATCTAGGTTTATATTTCTGCCCATCTAAAAGACATAAATTTTTTAAAAATACAGAAATATGATTCGGAGTATATGTAAAGTTTAGACTATCAGCGGAGTAATTGACTTTCTTTATCATAATAGCTGGCTCTCCATTCTCCATTGATTAAATTGATAAGCGTTCTTGCACCATTTGGATATACTATACAATGAGTATGCAACCAACTAGATGGACCAACTGCATATTCAAGATCAAGATATGCAGAAACTCCTACTTGATAAGCTCCTTCAAGTATACCCGGAGAATGAGAATGGCCTATTATTACTTTAGGGCCAATTTTTGAATAGCTATGAATCGAACCTCTACCACCATTGTTACCGATATCACCATGAAATCCTATTTCGATTCCATTAACAACAAAGCTTTCATCTCTCTTCAAAAATTTGGTAGTATCAATAGATTTCAAACCCTTTTGATCCATTGGATTTTTACACCAAAACTCAAAAGCGTCTATTGTTTGATAGCCGGTGCGAGTGGGTTTGATATTATCAAGTTGGTTAAACTTCATGTAGTAATAAAATTTTGCATTTTCAGGATCAAGCTTTGGATCAGCCTCCTTGAGCCATCTGTCAAAAGCTTCATCATGGTTAGCTCTTGTTATTAGTTTTAAAATATCTGGTCGTGAAACAGAATCAAGGAAGTCCGCAGTAATTTGCAGACCTTCTTCTACATTATTTCTACCATAATGATGCTTTCCATACGATAGTATATCATTATTTCTATGATGATGATTTCTACGATAAAAATCTTCTACATCATGAAAAACCATTACCTCAGGGTATAGAACCTCAAGAATAGATTCGGGTCCAGAATAAGTTCCATGCATGACCTTATCATCCATGAATTCGGCATGACTATCACCGGATACTAGTGCTGCAATTCGGTTATATTTTGTTCGTCCCTTTGGTGTGTAATAGTAGTTAAGATCATAAAAAGAACCATCATCTTCAGCATGAATGTGTCGAATATGAAACTTGTCATCATCAACCTCTACAACCAATGCGCTTAGGTTATGATGAAACGCTCCTTTATGGCCCGTCTTACTGTCAGTATAATTTTCAACAGTACACGTACCAGTGGTAGTAAGAATTTTAGGAAGTTTTTTGCTTGGTGTAGCAATAGTTTTCAATTCTAATTTAGGATGCCCAAACACACCAGAATCCATTCCTGTCATGCTTTCCAGTCCAGAAAGAGGCCGTGTTGCGGTAGGAGTGATTTTAATGTGGCCCATAACCTGCAAGCCTTCACAAAGTTTAACAGGCTTAGTGACCAAATATGGCGTTATAGGAGCCCACCAATATTCGTTATCTTTATTGTTTTCTGTCCATATAGATGTTGGGTTTGCATATCGATAAGGAATAACCATGACTTCAGCATGTCTATGATCGGCATAGCTAAGTATAGTAGCCCAAAATCCATCATGGATAGGAGTTGCATTCTGTGCTGATACAATAACGTAAACACCTTTCTTGTTTTGGTGTTCCGTTTTGATAGGTGTGTTTTTTTCTCTGAGTAATTCTAGATATTCTTCAAATTTCTCTGACTTTTCTACTGAGATTTTACCATCAAACTTTGTATCTATAGGTAGATATGGTAAATCTAACCCGGTATTTGTCTTTATTGTAAGTCTTCTTCTTATAACTGTATCGGGCTTTACCCCTAGATAAGTTGAGAATTCTTCTCTTGATAATTTTGCTTTTAGTGCGGCTTTATATTTTAGTACAAATTCTTCTGTGGTATCGGATTTTTTTATTGTCATTATTTAACCTTATACTTTATACTCATCAAGCTTCGTTGGTTTGAAGTAAAGCTTGTATCGATGACCCGTTATATTGTCCTTGTACTTCTCTTTCTTGAATCTAACTTGAGCTATTTCATTGTCCGTTGCTTCATCAATAATCCTGATAGAAGGATTTTTGTTGACGGGACACTCTGCTCGTAGATTCAGAGAGTGAAGCCTGTTCATCAAATTTATGGGGACCACGTTATTATATCCCAATTTACCGTTGTCAATAAAGACACATTCACATTCTTCAGATGGATCAACTCCCAAACAAGAGGTCAACATTGAAGTAAGAACATTATCTTTAAAATCAAAGTCTGAAACTGAAAAATTGTATTGACCATTGAAACCATCATTCAAACGCTTACAAACGTTTTCATACAAGTTTCGTGTGGCATTTTCTACTGATATATCTGTTGGGTCTCCATTGTTATAACAGGTATCGTAGTATACCGTATAATCATCACCAATGTCAATTCCAAATACCTTTGAAAGAAACTTTCGATGAGCGGAGTAGCCATAATCATGCATTAAATCTTTTTGACCTATTCCACCAGTTGGATAAGAATGATCAACTATAGGAACTATAGAACTAGATAAGTTTACATATTGATTATCAATAACTACAGTTACAAATGCTTTTGGATAATCAACTGTAATATTCTCTGAATCAATAATAATATTATTTAAAACACCATTATTAGTTACCTGAGCAACAAGAGAGTTAATTGCTTGATCTTCGTTCAAGTACTTTAGAACACTTCTAACTATACTGAAATATTTGTTCTTTCTGTCACTAAGATTTTCAAACATGAAATTCTTGACTTCTATAGGGCATGAACACTTCAAAGTTACTCTGTCGAATGTATTAGAAGCAGTTTCCATACTTGCAAAATTAATTTCATCTTGACCACGACGCAAATAGTCAAGCATTCTAAGAAAGTGTGATGGAAGAAGTTTTGTTTGTTTGTTTTTTAAAAGAAACATAGCAGTTAAAGAACAAGCGATAACCATAGAGGTTGCTTGTTCTAAGGTTCTTTTATTTACTTGCTCAGAAAAAGCTTCTCTTAAAATACCCATGTCATTTATCTTCCACGCCGAAAGTTTTTCTAAGCTCAGAAACTAACATACTTCTATCATCGACAATCAATGTATTATTATTTGTTACAGAAGATGCGTTACCACTACCGGCCTTACTTTCAAGCTTGTCTTTATGTTCTTTTAGTTTTGCTTTGTGAGATGCAGCATTCAAAGCAGCATTCAAATGCTGTACCGATACTTCACCTAATCTTGCTTTGTACTTGCCTTCAACTTTTAATAGTTCTTCAGACAAAGTATCATAGCCATCCATTGCACTATCATAGATTTCCTGAAACTGTGAATCAATTTCTTTATCTTTTTCATCATAATCATGAGGGTCTACGAGTTCGCCTTCACGCTCATAAACTTCTACTTCTGTACTACCCTTATCTATTTCAAAGAAATCCTCTAAAGGATGGTCTATTTTTTTAGTTACTTTGTTTTTTTCATCAGCCATTTTATATCACCTATAAAGATATTTATCATGACTTGGTTTCTTTAAACCCTAACTTTTTCAAAGCAGACACCAAAACAGGTGCAGTCAAACTACCATCTACGTCAACATCAGCCAAATCATCTTGTACATTTGTCAACGTTTCATTATAAACATGTTCATGCCATTCATAAATATCAAACGTTTTATCTAGATTTGTTTGAAGATATTCAATGTATTCTTTGTACCTCTGTGGATCAAGCTTCATCATTATCTCCTTCATGATTAACTAAGCCGTGCTTCTTCTCCAGATATTCAACTAACGCACCTTCCATTTTACTCTTCATGGATCGATGAGCGTGAATCAAAACTTCCTTCCGGTATTCAATTTCAACAATATCTTCCAAAAGTTTGTCAAATGATGTAATTATATTACGCAAATTGGGGTCTTGCATCAATTCTTCACGGTAAACCTGCATTACCTTACCATCTTTCATTTGAACAGAAAAGGATTTTGGTTTATTAAAATCTATCATCTTTGGTTCCTCTTAACTAAATGAAGTCATTAATTCAAGTAATTTATCAACACTTTGATCAGGTTGTTTTTTTGGTTTGTCAGTTTCAGGCTCTTCAAACATCTGATCTAATTTCTTTGTCTCTTTTACAGGAGGTTCTATCCCCGGCATATCTTTTACATCAGCCGTAACATCAATAGATTCATTTTGTATCTCTTCAAGTGCTTCCTCTATATGTTTACTCTTGCGTTTCGGCATCACACTGGTTTGCGCCCCGTCACTAGGATCGCCAATTTGTAGATTATTAGGATTAAAGCCAAGAAGAGAAAACTTCCCAACACCACGAGATGATCTGGTTTTCAAGAAGTAGGCATTCATTTCGCCTTCAAGACGCATCTCATCGCTCATATACAATGAAATATAGTTGTCAACCGTATTTATTTTTGAAATACCGCCAGCAATAATACTTTGATCTGGAGAAGACATGCTCAACGCCTGTCTATTTTGCTGAGATGCAGTTACACCAATCATATCATAGTTATGAAGTATTTCAACCAATTCTTCTGTTTTTCTTTTATCTTGCTCAAACACACTAATATTTTTAATACCTATGTTTGGGTCCATAAGATCAAGGTAATCTACTAGAAGAACATCAGGTGTCTTTCCAAACTCCATTTCATAATAAGTTAAAAAGGCTCTAATATCAGCAGCCGTTGAATGTTGTGGCATTCTCTTTAATAGATATGAACCAGCACCTTCTTTTTTACTCTTAATGATACTTGAAGCTATCTGCGGTATATTCGATTTCCAAGTAGTAGTATCATATCCCGTTACAATAGAGGCTAGTCTTAGAAAGACCATCGGCTCTGCAAGTTCAAGGGTAATACAAACAACATCCAAACCTTGCTTGGCATAGTTAGCCCCGATATTAGCAAGCATGAGAGACTTACCACCACCAGAGTTAGCTGAAAACATCGTCAACTGTTTTCTAATAAGCCCACCATCTAATGGACCATCAATGCCTTCAATTCCTGTAGGAATGGTCTGGAATTCTTCTATGAGTCCAGTTAAAATTGCTTCGGCATCTTCATTAAAGAATTCCATGCCCAAGTCTTTCTGTAGAGAAATATTAACTGCATCATTTATTCTTGAAACAACAGAGCTGAGTTTATTTTCTTCAATATCAACAAGTGAATCCAAGACAGCCTTTTTTACAGCAACTTCTCTACAGAACTTTTCTATGTTATCACATGTAGACTCAACGCGGTCTCTAGAAACTTTTGTTGTTTCTTTTAGTTCAATATCAAATTCCGCTTCTATTTGATCTACACTTGGAGTATTATTATACTTTTCATAGTATTCATGGATAAATGCAACTAGCGGTTCATATTCCTTTTCAAAATATGAAGGTTTTAAGATAGCGGCACATCGTGTATAAATTTCTGGAGAGGAAAGTATGTCTTGTATAATTAACTTTTGTTTCTTATTATTAGCTGTTGCCATTCAATTCCCCTAAAAGATTGCATAGTCTAACAAATTAAAGTCAGAAAATCAATATGGAGAATTATTTATGCTTTCTTTCGCCACCGCAATCACAGCCCATTGAAAGAAGAACTTCATCAGGAATTTCTAACCCTTCAAGGTCTTCTCTAAAGTCGGCAACTTTCCCAAAGTAAAAAAAGAACCAGCCAAATAATCTCACACCGAGCCAGTACACCCATGCCAATACTGGATACCCTCTAGCTGATATGCACTTTCTTAGACACCTATCAGCTTCTGCCCTGCTAATTGCACCCGTAACGTAGTAAATATCATGCTCGTAACAACAATGACTAAAAGTCAAATCTGGTGCCATAGTGCAACCATCATTAGCGAAATCAATTGCCGCTTTAAATTTTTCTAAAATATTTGGCTCACGTATCGTCATTTCTGAACGCCTCCTTATCATCAGGGTTTGTAACAGTAGAAGTATCAGGGTCCAGAAGATTTTGAAGCTTGGGCTTCGTGTTTCTAAACTCCGCTCTTCTATCTTTTTCCAAGAAAATCCATTTCTTCTTAGCTTCAGAATAACGATGTAGTCTTGCAGGAATACCTTCTCTAATTTGAGTGTAAGTCAATCTATGATAATCCCCATCTTTAGGTTTATCAGGAAAAGCATCCCCCTGAGTATAAGGTTCACCATTTGGGGGCATTGCATCAAATCCATATTGAGCACGAACGCGATCAATTCTTTGTGCTACGTCTCTACTACCCTGTTCTTCTGCCCACTCATAAAACTCATCAGACACCTTGGCAACATCAGCATAATCAACACCACGCTCTGGAACTGCTGTGTTCTGATCAGCATCAATAGTTTGTGTGATTGCAGAGTAATCTTGATACTTCTTGTTGTTCTGACCATCATTAATATCAACAGTTCCAAGATCATCTTGATCTGCTGTAAGCTTTCCAAGAATATCTTGTGTTTCTTGAGAAGCCATTACAGGTCTAGCAATCAATCTTTGCATTGTGGGAACCCAACTTGGTGTATAACTATTAGTGCTCCATGCAACATCTACAATTTCCAAATATCTTAAAACTGGTTGTAATGATGGATTGAACTGTGTTTCAGAAGGCAGTTGAATTATATCACCAATTACAAAAGGTCGTCCAATTGCACCCACGACACCCGAAAAACTTACTTCTAGAATCCATTCTTCACCACTGAAAAGGCTACCAAAACCAAACTTGGATTGAAAAGACTGTAAATCAATTGGCTGATAAGAAGCTTTAATTCTAATAGGATTCTCATCGTAATCCCTGTCACGGTTCTCAAGAAATATTCTGTCTTGAATATTCTGAATCTTTGTAGACTCATAGTCTAGAAGTTGTAAAGCTTGAATAGACCAATGATCGTTGGGGCCACCATTAAATGCAACCGGTCTTAATCTCCAGTATCTTGATGGAACACTTTTGTTGAAGTTGACAATAGCAGCACCTTCACAATCAGGAAGCGAAACAATCCCAACACCATACCACTTCTCACCATCATTAGAGCGTTCTATTCTAGCTCTTGTCGCACGGTTTTCTTTTCGGCAACCTTGACGGATTCTGATAGATGCAACATCAAACTTCACAAAGGTTTCTATACCATAACGCTTTCTGCCATTGTCTAGAAGAATTTCACCGAAATCATATCCAATAAAAGCACTCTTGGTAACGTCTGTACCCGTCTGAGACGAATGCCACTCTGTTTCATACAATGTAAAAGCATTAGATGCCGGAAAGTTTGGATGATCACCATTTGAAATAGCACTTCCATTACCTGTTAAATCTTGAAGCTTTCCCTGTTCATGCACCCCAAGAAGCTTGAAAATATTTACAACCGCGCCGCCAACTGTGATAGACTCACTGATATAGTTGTCGATAATACATGAATCATTGTTTTCAGTCAGCTCAAAGTTTGGTTTGGGATTGTCAGTAGGACATGCAAGGTCCGGTCTAAATTGTTTGCACAGTCTAGCCACCGCATCATCTTGTGGTGGGGGAATAAAGTTTCCATCACCATCAACCGGGCAGTTTCCACTGTTTAATAAATTTTCAAGTTGATTTGTTATACTCATTATTAACCTATAAAGAACTGTGCTTTGACGCCAACGTTTTCATCTTGGAATGATCTATCTTTGAGTTCTTCTCTCAACTCGGCCTTTTCATTTTCAGACTGTGTGATCAATTCCTGAGAGTTCAACGTTGTGCTTCCATTTGGACCCGGCAAAGTCTGATATTTACCACGAACTTGTGAGAGCATCATTTTACCTTCGGCAATTGCCCACCTTTTAATCCATAGTGCCAAGTGTCTGTTGGTAATCAATTGCTGTTCTGGAACTTCAATACTTGCATCAAGCAATATTTTTTCATAGTTATAGAAAATCTGTGTAAACTTAAGAAGTCGCGTATCTTCATAGAAAGTAAACACCAGATTGTCAGCAAAGAGATATTGCAAGTCTTCGATATATGAAGAAACCAAGTGATATGAAAGCATATCAAATGTTCCAAGAGAGTAAAGCTGTTGTAGAGCAGCATATCCATAAATGTCATAGCCGCCAAACGTTCCTGAAGACGCACCCAAGAAACCGGTTCTCATTCTATAACCGGCATTCACGGAGATGATCTTGTTAAACCCTACACACTTGTTTATCAAGAGATAACTTTGTTGGTTAGGATACACATCCAAGAAGAAAAATGCTCTTCTATAAGAATAACTAGAGTATTGTCTAACCATCAATAGAGCATTATCAACACACTCATCAAGCTGTTGCTTGGTTAATTCAACCTGAACGCTCACGGCACCGAGAGCTACACGAATTTGATCTTGCAGTTTTCTACGCTCATCAGGTGATCCATCATCACCAGCACCAATTTCCTTGTAAGTAGGTCCGGCTTCGTTTCTACTTCTACCAGTAGCAGGAGCAAACCAGATAATTGGCTTGTTGAGATAAGTCAAAATACTTCTTGTGCTTCTATCCACATCAATGGTAGCTTCACAACCAAGCTTTCTGGTTGAAAAACGTATTATGTCTCTACCAAACTCATCAAAATCGTTGTAAGGTGAGAATAAATCTGTAGACGGGTTAGGATACTCTTCATCACCACACAGCTCTCTATTGAAATAAAGATCAACACGGGCGATTGCTTTACCATCTACCCATTTCATTCCATCCCATTCAAGAAGCTTATCATTAATGGTATGATAAAACTGTGTCCCGACTGCTGGCGCCAATGATGTTGTACTGAATTCTTGCTCTACCCAAGCACCACCCTCACGTAAAAATAGTTTCGTACCGTTGAACCAAAGAACATCATTGAACACATCATATGGGTCGTGCTCGGCTTCGATAACATCAATAAGAACGAATTCATTACCGTCCCATACAAACCACTCTTTGTTAATTATACTATACCATACAACACCAAATGGAAGATTTGTTGGATCATATGCGCTTTCAATGTAAATGACATTGGTGCAATTAACCCCTGTAATTTCCTGCATAACTCGTGTTACAGGATTAAACCAAATAGTACCGGGCTCTAATTCTTTAAGGGCGGCAGGGTCTGTTTCTGACTGTGTGAAGCTCCCAACTGCATCCCACTGGTTGTTTACTGAATCCCAAACGAACAAACTGTTGATGCTAGGTGTAACATTCCACCATAGATCACAGCTATTACGATCATAAGGATCGTTTGCAGAAATGATTACATCCAATACATCCCATGCACTGTTATCCGCAGTACGCTGTCTTAAGATTTGGGTGGATGGATCAAACCAATAATGATTAGCTACTGGAAAAGGAATACTACCTTCAGCATCAGCTTCTTCATATCTGATGTTCGTAACATCTTCCCAATTACCACCTAGAAGAACCTTAACCACTTCTGATACATTGCTGTACCAAAAGGCTCCGTTCATTATATCATTAGGGTCTTTGTCCCATACGATAGGATTAACTTCATCCCATTTTCTTTGAGAAATGTTTCTCTTGAAAACTTCACCAGTAACTTCACTATACCAGTAATCATCACATGACAAAACTGGCGGTAGAAGAGGATTTCTCTCCTGAATTATTGTTGGGCGCTTACACCATGTAGTGCCGTTCCATTTCCATGCAATAGAAAGATCAGTATTTACAGTGCCATTACTCTCAAGAACTTCATCCCACCATATCGTGCCACAGTCGGGCTCTGAAGGGTTTGTAGGGAATTTTATAACAGCAGTTACAAGTGCCCATCCCGCAGAGTTTCTTAGTCTCAGCTCGTCCGTAGAAGGCTTATACCAATATGTGTCCAGCACGGGGATAGATGGATCGTTTGGCAAGAAGATAGATTTTTGCTCTACATTCTTTTCACCATCCCATTGAAATACTTTCTTACCGGGAACGTCTACAAGAAACTTTCCCTCATTTGGAAACTTAGGGCCACGTAAAGGATTCTCAAGCCATGCAAACCTACGATTCAATGTTTTTGCTAGATCAGCATAAGTTTGTACATTGCTTCCTGCTATATTCTGAATATTATAGCACTTACCGTTGATTTCTACTGTTAGAGAATACTTTTGATTTCTATTTAAACCTGTTTTAGTATTTGGAGTTACACCATCAGGTGTGTCTATTTTAACATCATGATAAGCTGGTGTCTCACCTTGAGATTTATCTAATTCATCTTGACCCGTTGGTAGACTGTAAGCATGAACACCCTCACGATAATAATTACCAACTTGATCTACAGCGTATGCAGAAACATAATAAGGTGTTCTTGGAAGAACATCAGTAACTGTCAAAGACGTTGTTGTCTTATCATGATAAAATGCACCTACCACTCGTGCATTGTCAATTTTATCACCAGCATGTAAATCTGGATCAAAGGTAGGATCAGCATTATAGTAAGTTCCATTTTTTGGAGAAGTAGAAAGATAATTTGCTGGAACATCGCTAACCGTAATGACAATTCCATCATAAATCAAGTCTTCTGGATTACAACCTGAAATATTTGGAATGTTCCACTTTATGGTAGCAGTGCCATCTCCATTTCTCACCAATTTTACGGTGATTTCTTGACCTTCAATTCTTAAACGATCAGGAGTGTCTGCAAATTTATCGTAAATACTCATTGTTTAA